CTGGTTCCTCCGAAAACAGATCCATTTTATTTTCTACACCAGCCCAGTCTTCTGCATCTTCAGGGGGCGTTCTAGCCTCAGTAATGTTTGGCCACCTTTGAGCATATTTCTCATTATGTATTTCTAGTACTTTTATTCTGTTAGGATCCCATCCTGGTTCTTGATCACCAATGATTGCATCTACTGGGCATTCTGGTACACAAACTCCACAGTCAATACATTCGTTTGGGTCAATTACTAACATGTTCTTACCTTCGTAAAAACAATCCACAGGACACACTTCTACGCATGTCATATGCTTACAATTAATACAATCTTCTGTAACTAAGTAACTCATTATTCTTCAAATTTTACAACATAATTAGCAGCCACACGTTTCTTTAGTTGTGTCGGTGTACTTGCATGATATAGTTCACTTGGAAATATAACAACTCGACCTTTACGTGGTTCTACTTTGTTAACAATATTATACGATGATTCGTCGTGTTCTAAATTAGGATATTTTATATCTGTAAACACTGTAGGATTATCACCGTCTGTAACATAATATATAATAGAATGCCAACCTGGCTCGTGTCTATCTGCATGTACAGGATGATTCAACCCATCTTCGTATAGTGGAGTATACATTAATGTATTTACTTTACATCGCTGTATACTAATAATTTTTCGGCTAAGTTCCTTTTCAATAAAGTACAAAGGAACATTTAGTAACGGCCAAAGATATGTTCCGTCACCTTCATAAAATGCGGCATGTACTAGTTGATGTTCCTCAACTTCGCCTTTTCTAAGTTGTTTTCCTCTACCGTATGTATGATCAGAATATTGCCACGGGGTGTCCACATGCAACATTGCATTTTCAATTTCATCTACTAGCCTTGTAGGAAATATATTATCAAGGATTTGCATTAAAGCGAAGCCAATCTAATAAGTGTTGCTGCTAAATTAATCTCCGGATCTGCAACTAGAGTATGATCTACTAGTCCTTGTTTAATTACAAGTACAGCTCTGTCCTGCTGTGCATTGTCGCCGAACAGTTCAATGTTGTCATACAACCATCGATAAATTTCTTCCATCTCTTCAGGACGTACAGCACCACAAAGTAACTTACGTGCTTCTTGAATTTTACCTGCCTTAAACAATTCAACCATGTCAAGTTTCCAATCAGCTTCGCCTGTATCGCCTTCATTAGGCTTTAGCAAACTGTTGTCTTGTACATTCATTTGTACTGTGTTAATGCATTTACGCAAGTCTGGATATGTTGCTTTTACATATGTATCTAGTGTATCCAAATCAGGAGTAACACCTTCAGTAATAAGTATTTCAGCGACTCGAGCTGTGAACTCAGTTTGGTCAATTTTAGCAATGTGGAAACCTTGACACCTACTATGCAAAGCGGGAATAACACGATTTGGATAGTTACAAGTAAGAATGAAACGAGCAGTAGTATGATACTCTTCCATAACACCACGCAACGCCGCTTGAGCGTTTGGAGATAAGTAGTCAGCCTCATCTAATAATACAACCTTAAATTCCCCAAATGGAATCATTTGTACAAAGTTTACAATTTTATCACGTACATCATCTACTGAGTTTGTTCGCGATGCGTTTATTTCAAGAATATCTAATTCCTGTATTTCAAGTTCATTGAACAATAATTTTGCAAGTGTTGTCTTACCAATACCTGCATTACCACTAAACAATAAATGTGGAATAGTTTTTTCTTTAATCCAATTATTTACCTGGTTACGTTGTGCTTCGTCGCGAAATACATAACCACTTACCGTCTTAGGACGATACTTCTCTACCCATAATTCTTTCAAGTTCTTCTCCGTATTGTTTCTATTATTTTAACATTTTTTATATGATTTGTCAACGCTCAATGTTTAATTCTTTGTAAGCAACCTGGATTGCTTTTGATTGATAGTAAGCATCTGCTAATGCATTGTGTAAATCGTTTTGTATTGCTTTACGTGGATCTTGTTTACAACACCCAAAAAGTGTTCTAGAATCCCGTATTTGCCAGAAGTTCCACGGAATAGGTCTTCCGCCTTGGCGGAACATGTCTTCCATAATGGTATAGTCAAAACCATATCCTTGTCCCCAAAATGTATCAACACCAACACTAAACTTGCTAATCTGTTTTAAAGCCTCATCTACGCTGACGGCTCCGGTTTGATCAAATGCTTCGTTACGTATCTGTTCATCTTGTTTACCCCACCACTCTATTGTGTCATCACTTGCACTACGACCTAACTTATCTTGATCTTCAATGCAAATTTTAATATAAAACTCTGAATGTGGTTCGTCGTTTGATTTAGGATCAAACTTAACGCCACCTAAACTTAAAACTGTAGCACTTGGTTTTGTGTCAATTGTTTCAAGGTCAATAGAAGCATGTATGCTCATTTTTTAGTATTCTCCTGGCCAATTCCGCCAATAATTAAAAACAGGTATAAAATAGGCCAAGCCCATCCTATTAATGATCCAGTAATATGCAGGTACATTAATACAATTCCGGTTAACCCCATTGTACCCAAACCTGTTAGTTGTGTTGGTAATTTCATAAAAAAACTCCTTAATGCTTACATTATACTGTATAAGCATTAAAGAGTCAAGTTCTTTTGGAAGAATTATTTAAGAAAGTTTGGTTAGATCTGCTTCTTTAATAAACACACCGTCTACCATCATTCCTTTACGATCTTTAATATCGTCATAGGCTACGGAAAGACATTCTTCCATTGTAATACCGTTTCTAGTCATGATGTTAATTAGTACAACCATCATGTCTCCAATATCGTCACGAATATCTTTTCCTTTGCAGATGTTATCACTTAGTTCACCTGCTTCTTGTATCAACTTCATATACTGATCTTTATCAGTACTTCCGTCAATTAAATTACGGTCATGATGCCATTCGGCAATTTTTTCTACGTAGTTCATTTACTAGTCCTTTTCTGGTATAAACGATTGTGGGTCAACGGTGTCTGGACCGTCACTGTATTCTTCACCTAGACGTAAGTCATTTGGTTTTTCATCTGCATAGCCTAGCACACTTTCTGCTTCGACCATTCTAAGTACTAAAACTTCTTCGCCAGTGTCGCATTCAAAACTTCTAGTCCATCGACCGTGTTCGACTAGAACCCATTGTCCTACATTGTAGACATCTTTGTTCTTTGGGCCTTTTGAATATACTTGGCCCCAGCGAGGATAGATGCCTCTAGTTTTACCATCGTCACTTGCAATAATAATTCCGCCTTCAGTTTTTTGTTCACCAAAGTCCATACCAGTAACAAGTACACGATTGCCTATTGCTCTAGGCTTCCCCTTGTGTGTCATTTTGACACCTTTTTGACCTTGTGTTAATCGGTCATAATCAATATATTCAGACATTAGTCACCTTTTTTAACAAAATTGCCATCATCATCTTCTACCCAATCATCGTCAAACTCAGCAAGTTCAGCTTCAGTAGGTTCATTTACTACTTCTTTAGATGCTGCTTTCTTTTGAGCTCTAGTTGTTTTAGGCTTAGATGTTGATTCTTCTACTGCCGCAGGTTCATCTGCAACAATTTTTCCTACACTTTCGTCAGGTACAGTTGCTGGATTATCTGCATAGTAATCTCTAAGTACATCTTCTTTTTTACGTATAATTTTGCCGCCTGGGCCTAATTCGTCGCCACGTGCATTAACTCTAGCATTACCAACTGCCGGAGTCATTTCATTTTTTTGTCTTAAAAGTTCTAAGTCTATGGTTTTACCTTTCATAGTCTTATAAACTTTGTTTACGTTTTTATTCATTGCCATAATAATTCTCCTATTATATACGTATTTATCTAAGGAACTCGCGCCAATCCAGGTCAAACTGAATTGAATTGATCTTGTGTACGCCTATTAAGTATAACACATAACTTGCTACAGAACTACCTCTACCTACACCCCATACAATATCATTTTCACGCATAAAGTCTACTAGATAGATCATATAGCGTAATAAATTGTGCATATCACGTTCGCCATATGCTTCCATTTCTTCCCATATACGATCTTGTACGTGTTGTGGGCAGGGTGTTTCTGCTTTGCCTAGTACATATTCATATACATTAATGTCTTTGTATTCATCAGGCATAAACCATTCACTTTGACATACACCGTCAAAAGTCTGTTGATCTACTTCTAATGGAATATACTTTTGTAGTTTGTTGAGGCCTTGTTCTTCCATAGCCTTATTAAACTTATCTACATCGTCGTTTGCATCGCACAAAACCACATGGACTTTATCCACATGACCTGTATAGATCATATCGACTAAATCTTTGTTAGAGAATCGTGGTATACCGAGTTCGTCAGTTTTCATAAGCATGTATACAGTTTAACTGATATTAATTAAATTGTCAAGATCATTTTCGCCATTTTGTTCTTTAATTTGCTGTTTTGCACGACGAGTACTAAGTTCTTGTCTATAATCATCAAGAATTAGCATGATTTGTTGTTGTACTTCTGGATTAGTTGTTTTCCAATAACGAGAACTTAGATCAATAATTTTATCTTCTAACTCGTTATCTTTTAATGTTCCAACTTTTGTTAGAGGGTGTGTCATTCTTAAGAATATTGTCCTAGATATCTGCCATATACAGTATTACCGCCGTCTGTTGTCCAAAAATCAACAATGTGCGGATTAGCTGAACTGTTAACAACAAATGAATCCCATATTGCATTACCGTCAGTTTTTAAAACGCTACCTAAGCCTGCTGCCCAAGTAACTGTTATAGCATGTCCTGATTGAGCAAAAATTTCACAACGCATTTCAGCATATTCACCTGATGCTGGCCAACCACTAACATTTACTGTCATGTTTGCACTAACACTTGGCGATACTGCACCAACTGTAATTTTATGATAATGTCCGCCTTCAATACCTGAAAAAGAAACATCAAACGGTGATACTTGTTGAGCACTACCTTGAGAACCTGTTTGATGATATGTTTTAGTAATTTCTCTTAATCTCGGATTAATTAATTCAACTGGAACAGCATTTTCACTATCGTAAAAAGTATTGTTTGCATTTAACTTTGCAGTAGTTGTTTGCAAAGATGTTATTTCTGTAGCCGCTGTACCTAAGCCTGTTTTAATTTCACTAAAGTTATCACGAAAGCCTTGGCTATCGTTATCCTGACCTGCTATCGGAAAGTCAGCGTCTATATTTGCGTTGGTTATATTACTTGCCATGTTTTATGTTCTCCTACAACTATTTATCGTTATTAAATATTAAACTCGTAGTTTGCGAAAAGGATGTATTGTTCCTCACTATTACCTTTAGTTGAATCAATTACATATCTATCAACTTCAAACTCTAATGTGCTAAAGTCAAATCCACTGTTTTTAATGTTTATAATTATGTCAGCACTTTGACCAGGCTTACAATAACACAACGGAACTGCTGTAATATATCCTAGTTCTTCAATACTGTTCTCTTGTGGGGTTCTCATCCATAATGGTAAGAAGTTCCCATCTGAAACACCGACTCTAGCAAGTTGGTTTCTCATATTCGTTATGTTACTTATGTATCGTTTATTATCTAAATTTTCACTAATTTTGACAGCATCACTGCTTATATCTATAGGATTAGTCTTAGGTCTAAATCTATCACTGTTTTCATCTATTGTTCCTGATGAGTTATCCTGTGTTTCAAAATTTGATTGATTAATTTTAAGTGCATTGTTAGTTTTAATTTTTATACTTTCTCTAACAACACCTTTGTTAGTATCCGCTGGGTCAATTACATTTACATATACAACTTCGTATACTGAATCATTTGTACCTGGTATTTTTGCAATAGCCGAGTTTATACTACCAAATTTAAATTTTTTGCGTTTATGATTTTTAGAAGCAGCTGCAACATAGTCTTGTATAAACTTAGTTTCAATTCCTGCATACACTAACATTTTAATTTGGTTCTGTATACCAAACTGTATGTCACTTGGTCTATAAATATCACCCGGAGTAAAGATAGTAGGATCACTAATAAAGTTATTAAAGAGTGCTTTTTGTGATTCTTTCATCATTGGTTGTACAATTAAATTACTGTATACAAAATCATTTGGATCGTCAACATTAATAGTAAATGATTTTGTTATTGCACTAAATCCAAATTGGTCTTGTGCGTTAACTGTAAATGTATAAGATTTATCAACAGTTGTACTGTCTCCATCAAATACTAACTCACCAGAATCAAAAGTTGGCAATCCTGATTTAACAAATTTGTAAGGTTCCCATTTAGTAGTTAAATCAGTACTAAAAGATCCACTTGCGGTGTGTGTACTATTTCCAAGATATAAGTTTCCATTATAACTTACAACATCTCCGGCGTTATATACCCTTCCTGATTTCCAAAAAGATCTATAATAGTTTTCACCAAACTGTCTTACCTTACCAAATATTTCACCATCAAGTGCAAGTGTAAGTCCGGGCGGCAATCTACCACTAGTTAAAGTATATCTTATAACAGCATTTGGTACAGATGTTTTAGCCTTAACAGCAAATACACTAGTATAGTTTGCTCCGATGATACCTAACTTACTATCAGATAACCATGTAATAGTTGAATCAACTTCGCCTAGTAATGTTACTGTAAATGTTTTCTTTTTATTTGCTTCAAGAGTACTAGTTGTGCTATCAGTAAGTTCTTCTGTAAACACAAGACCTGCTCTTGTATATGTTTCTAAAGGTCTATTAATAGTGATAGTGTCAAATGCTAATATAGCATTATTAACTTCTGTTATTAAATATGTTTGCCCTTTAATAGTAATAGTTTGATCTAATAAATCAAGAAGTCTATCGTTCTTTTTAATCTTGATTACTGTGTCACCTTTTACAGCATTATCGTGTATAACAATATCTACATTTTCAAATGTAGTTGTTCCTGTTGCTGCGTAACGAACAGCATTTACAGTAAATTTGTATTCTTTTGTAACCGCTGGTTGATATGGAACAACTCCTGCTAATTCACCAGTAGCACTATCAAGTTCTAATCCTGGAGGAATAACACTAGGAGTACCGTCATCGTTTACATCTTCTAATGTAAATCCAACAAATCCTGACAGTGTTTCTTTATCAACAATATCTAAAAATAAAGTAACGTAATTATTTGCACGTCTGTATCCAAGGTTTCCTGGTGTTAGCCATATAGGAGTTCTAACGTGTGTATTGTCTGCACTAAATGTTGCATCACCAATTTGTAATATAGTGTTGTCTGATCTTAAAAAGTCATCGCCGACTACATAGATTCTAAATTTACGTTTGGCTACTGTATCACCGTCTGATACACTTACAGTAAATTGATAATTCCTATTAAGTTTTTTAGGTGATTTGGTCGGTACACTTAGGTCATATGTATCTACATCATAAAAATAACTGTCATATCCGTTTGCTGGTCTTGTACCAAAATCAAATGCATATGCTCCGTATGCGTTATCATCATAATAACCTTGAGCTGCTAATTTGTCTAATGCTAATACTGGATCAACAACTCCACTAATTAATCCCGTAGATGATAATGTAATACCTGGAGGTAATTGTCCGTCACCTGATGCTATAAAATATTCTAATTTTTGTCCAGCTGCTAAATCTTTATCTGTGGCTTGCAATTGATAGTTTATTGGACTTGAGTCTAAAACATATAATGCATCATTATTACCAAGTGCTAGTTCGCCTTCTGGTGTAACCCACACAGGAGCATCGGCTCCTACAATCGTAATTTTAAAAGTTCTATCTTCAACTTCGTCATTAAGTGTTGCTCTTAGTACAAATTTAAACTCTGTTTCTCTTGCAACTTCTAGTGGAGTACCTCTAAGAGTTGTACCGTCAATTCTTAGCCCCGGGGGAATATTTCCGCTAATCAATGCTATTGTAGTACCAACAGGAACTGCTAACTGAATTGCGTTAGCACCACTTAATGATACTGATTCGTTATATGTTCCTAAACTTAGGTTATTTTGTACTGTCCAGATGTTCGCCATTCAAGGTTATTCCTTTATTTAGAATGCCGGTATATTAATTGAGCCAGCATCTAGTGTTATGTTAGGAGATGCTGTACCAATACCACCGAAGTCTACGTTTACTGTTTTAAATAAAAAGTCGTAAATATTTGTAACTGCTACATCACCAATAGATCCAAAGTCCCAACTATTGCTAGGTTGTCGATAAAAGTCTAACTCTCTAATATCAATATTATGTACATTACCAGTAACATTACCAGTAAGATTACCTAGTACACTAACTGCTGTTAGTGTTTGTATGTTGCCAATACTTTGTCCGTTTGCATCTAAAGAAGCACTTAGTTGCGGTGCTGGGTCTTGCGAAAGACTACCTAACGCACTAGAATCAATTCTAATGTTATTACCGTCTCTTGTAGTAGTTACTAAAGTTCCGCCCTGTATAGTAACTGTAGTATTTTCAGTTACCGTTAAACTACCGGTGTCTCCTGCAACGATAAACTGTGTTACACCTGCATCAACGTCAATTGTAATTTCATTATCTGTTGATGTTAGTGTTGCATTTTGTCCGCCGATTAATGATTTAAATCTTAAATCGTTTACGTTTGTATCAAAGTAAAGTCCGCTTCCTGTTCCTAAATTTGTTACAGTAGTTGCTTCAGGAGTTCTCGCATCTAAATCAGAAAAGTTAAATACAACCTTTTCAAATGCTTCTCTTAAATCGTCACCTGTCCCGTCGTTAGCAACATTTCCTAAATTAATTGTTTTTAATGCCATCTATTTAACTCCTGTGTACATGTATTTATTATAAGCGACCAACTACAACTTCTACAGTGCCTTTGCCGTCATCTTCTTTTGTTCCTACAGCCTTACCAATTACAGTACCCATCTTAGGATCGTTATCAACAATAGCATATCCAGGAACAGCACTAGTTACAAGCATGTCACCTTTAGCAACAGTACCAATTACTTTACAAGGAACACGCCCTGTTAGTGCTAATGGAACAACAGTATCGCCTTCTAACTGATTGTTCATTAAGTATGCAGGATCAGTTGATACAACACCTGCTACTTTACGATCACCTTTTATTGTACAAGCAGTAATTTCTTCAGCGCCGCCAAATACAACAACAGTACCTGGTTCGTATGCTTCGTCACCTACGTATTTCTCTGCCAAGTCAGCGTAGTTTGCTGACGATGCTGTAGCATTAAGCGTTTGAGTACCAACATTAAAACTAAGTCCTCCGCTGTCTGTTCTTGCCGCATTATTACCAGTGTTACTACCAACTAATACAAGATTAAAACTACCAGTAGTTGGTTCTGAACCTACAGCGTTAACAGCAAAATTAGCTGCGTTCGTTGCATCTGAAACACCACCTGAGCTTGTAGCATATCCTTTACCTTCAACAAAGTTTTTAACAGCAGCCGCTGTTAAGAATGAAGTATCGTCGTCGACTAAACTTGTACCATCAGCTGCAACTTCAGTGCCTGTTTGAACAGCTGCTGCACCAAAGTCACTAACTGTCAAGTTGGGCAATCTAGCACTATCAAATGTACCAGCATTAATTTTACTTGCATTTAAATTTGGTATTCTATCAGTACCTAATGTACCAGATGTAATTTTACTTGCACCTAAACTTGGTATTCTATCAGTACCTAATGTACCACTGTCAATAGTAGCTGCATCAATTGTGTCCCATACTGGAGCTGCTCCACTGGTAGCATCACCAGTCATTGCTAGGAATTTTTGTGTTGTTGTAGTGTTTGCTCCTACATAACTAGTTGTGCCTGTAGCACTTTGGTATGGTACTTCATTAGCTGCACCGTCTTTCAAACTAGTTGCTGTATCAGCATTACCAGTTAAGTCACCAGTTACATCACCTGTAATATCACCTGAAATATCACCTGTCACTGGTCCAACAAATCCTGCTGCATGTATTTGTCCAAACGCTTGGCCATTAGCACCAAGGTCCACTGATTCATTTGAATCAGGTAAAATACTTGCATGAGTTATAACTGCATCAGTACCAATTTGGAATTTTAATGCAGATGCATTAGTTCCACTAGCTGTTAAGAAGTCAAACGTAGATTTTTCACTACCAAGTGTTACATCAACAGCTCTAACAACCAGTTCAGAATTAACACCACCGTCAACGGCAGTTTGTGAATTGTCCATCTTAAAGTGTAATGCACCTAAGTAGTCTTCATCAGCTGGTGAAGTTGTGTCATGGAAGAATTCAATTATATTATCACCAACACCGTTGTTTTCTTGTGTATTTCTAATTTTAATATGTGGTGTGTCAAGTGTACTTGTAATAGTAAATGTATCAGCAGCAACATCATCACCTAAGTCAAAGTCTCCGCTAACAGTTAAGTTACCGTCAATTACAGTATTTCCTGTAACATCTAAATCAGTTCCAACATACAATTTCTTAGCAATGCCAACACCACCGTCAATTATTACTGACCCTGTTGTTGAACTTGATGCATCAGTTGTATCGTTAACAACAAGAGTACCATCAATATCTGTGTTACCACTAGTTGCTGTTACATTGAACTTACCACCTATGTCAAAGTTGCCTCCAACGTATAGTTTCTTAGCAATACCTGCACCACCATCTACAATCAATGATCCTGTAGATGTGCTAGTTGAATCAGTAGTTAAGTTTGCATTCAATGTACTATCTGCATTTAGTGCGCCACTAACATTTAGTATGCCAGTAACATCAACTTGGTCGTCAATTGCTATTGCTGTAGTAAGAGTGTTATTTCTTTGTACTTGGAATTCAAGTTTACCATCTTTACTTGCAGTTGCAATATCTGCTATTGTTGATTTTATAGCACCGTATGTATGTAAAGTAGCAATTGGTCCTGCATCATCGTTGCTTCTAAAGTTAATAGTACCAACACCGTCTGCGTTTGCAACACTGCTTGTTTTCTTAATAATGTCTAAAGTATAACCTGCGGAGTCTGCATTAGTTCTTTGCAAGTCAACATCAGTAATGATAGTTGAGCCAATACTTAATGTATCATCGCCACTACCAAGTGTTGTATTACCTTCAACAGTAAATGCATTTTTAACTGTGGTTGTTCCTGATAATGCTGTTAGTACATCAACATCTCCTGATCTCAGTACAACTCCTGTTGAATCTGCTAGTAACGCATTCTTACCATTAGCAATAATTGCTGTTTGACCAGCAGTTGTATATGGACTAATATTACCTAATGCAATACCTGAACCAGTTGCTGTTAGATCGTCTGGATCTTGAATAAAGTTTGTAAACACCCAATCAACAGCCAAGTGTGGTTTACTATTTGCTGGTGTATTTGCAGATGCGTTCTGTTGGAACACACTAGCATGACCGTTTTTGCCTGTTGCTGGTGAAGTAACTTGCTCTACTCTTATACCAATATCACCAATGTCAACACTTGCTGTTGGAATCTCAACTATACTTTCGTCAACTTGACTAGCACCAGGAGTAACACCTGATATGCTCATTGCTAAGTTTTCGTTTGGTGTATAAACGTCTAAGAATGTGCTACCGCCTGCTGAACGTGTATCTAATGCTCTACGACTGTCAACTAACAATCCTTTAACATTAATAAATCCTTCAGTATTTGCTGAAACAAATGTTAGATCGTTTTGATCGTTATTATCAAGTGTACGTACTAATTGGTTACCTTCACCTGCTTTAGTAATCTGTGTAGTACCATATACACCGTCAGCCATTTTAACTAGTGCTTCACCCGAACTTGAGAATTGAGTTGCACTTACAATAGTTGCTGCAGATGCATGACTGTCTGCTGTTACTCCTGCAAGTGTTCCTGTTCCTGGGAAAGTACTAGTTGCATTTATAACAATAATTTTATTTTCACTTGTAACAGCGCCTTGTACAGTTGCACTAACACCACCTGAACTTACAGTTGCACCGTTTGCAACACTAACAAGTCCTTCGGTTTGTATTACCCAACCACCAACTTCTGTAATTGTGCTATTTGCAAAATCCTTATCCTGTATTGCTCCGCCTAAATCAATAATTTGATCAAAACTAACAGCGTATGGTATACCGTCTGTATTGTATGCAGGGTCACCAATGTCACCTCTACCAATTACAGTTTTTTCTGGTATATCTTGAATCTTATCAAATGTTATACCTCTATCTTTAACATTAACAAAACCAGTTTTTTCTATTGTAGTAATAGTTCTAGTTGAATCAACTGGTGTTCCTTTTATGCTTGAAGTCTGTTGTACAGCGTTAGCACTTCCAGGTAAGTTAAATGTTGTTATTGGTGTAATAAAGCATGTTGTTGCTCCACCTGTAACAAATGTATCACTTGTTCTAACTTTAAGAGTAGTACTATTAATAACTTTATCAATGTAACCAATATTAGAACCTTGTGTTATAATATCGCCTACGTTTGCACTAACAGATCCTGTGAATACAAATACTTGATCTTCAGCAAATGCATCTGCAGAGAACGCAGCAATACCTTTGTTTGCTTGACTTACTCTTCTACCATTAGTAGTAAAGTCTTCAAAGTCGTCACTGTCCTGTAATACAGGAGCCTTTTGCATTAATAGTTTTTGTTGTTGTATATCTGCGTTTGTATTAACATCTGCATCTAGTAAACTTTCTGCTTGATATTGTAAGTTAACACTTGTAGCATCTTCTGATCTAGTTACTGTTATATTAATATCACTACGTGATGCATCACCAGGACTACCAGTTTTGCTTTCACTTGCGTTTGCAACTTCAACCATTGGATATACAGCAAGACCATCTCTACCTTGTGTAGTATTTCTTGATACATTTCCGTTTGATATAGTTTCTGCTTGGAAGTCTATAGGATCTCCACTTACACCGTCTGCAATAGCTGCTGTGCTAGTAACCAATGCTGATGTTGCAACTACAGTTTCACTACCGCCCGGATTGTTTACAAGCTCAATAGCAGTACCATTAAATGATCCTGTTACTTCTCTTAGAATCATCTGTGTAGCACTTGTTTTACCTGATCCAACTACTGTTTGTGGATGTAATACATAACCTTGTGCGCCTGTTGAAGGTTGTCTTAACAGTTGTCCTCTTACAGCAACAGTTCCAGTTGCATTTAAGTTAACCATTGTTAATGGTAAAACTGTATAAGTTATAACTTGTACATCAAGTCCTGATGCTGTGTCTGTACTATTTTCACCATTGTCAAATTTGAATGTATCACTAATGTCAACAATACGTCCTGCACTATTAGTATCTTCACCATATATAACATCGTTTACTGAGAACATAGTTCCTGCAACGTACTTGACATATATTTTCTTTTTACCTGTTAGTACAATTAAATCACTTTGACCATTTTGGTTATTAAAATCTGTTTGATAAAAACTTACGTTACGAAGATCTTCAAATTCATCATTTGCAAATATTCTGTTATCAATGTATTCTTTGGTTGCCGCATCAGTATCTGCAACAGGACGTTTTAGTAAAGTAATTCTACCATTTGTCATGTTCAGTGTATGTGTAGTTTCTCCACCTACTGTTACTGGTGTTAACTGTGGATTAGTTGCACTCATTACCGTTGTAAGTGGTGCAGGATCTGCTACGTTAAATTCATCAAAGCCTAAACGTCTATTAATGTAATCTACTACAGCAACTTCTGTAGGAACATTTTTAAGTTCTGCTGTTGACTGTGTGAAACTACTTGTAAACTTACTAATAATTTCACCATCTTTAAATCCAAGTCCGTCTAGTCCTGAGATATTAATTTGTGCTGTAAATGATATTGTACCAGTACCCTGGTCAACTGTAAAGAACTTACCAACTCTAAAGAATCCATCTTCGTCTGTTGATGCAAAGAACACACGCCCTTTGTTTCTTTCCCAAACTTGTGCTTTTGTTACTGTTGGATCACTTGTTACGATTGCTGTCTTATCTGAAGCAGGTTGTCCAAAGATAATATTTGGATAGTTAGATGTATTAAATCCACCTGTACCAATGTTACTAAAGTCATGTCCTGTTGCTCTACATAATGAAATGTTAACAGTAATCTCTGCACCTTCACCTGCCGGAACACCAATTGCAAGGTTAACATTATCACTTTCGTTACCAAGACTTAATGTATCAGCAATACCTGTAGTAGGTGCTGTTTCGTCTGGATCATAATATTTGTTACTTACTGAATTACGATCAATTTCTAAATACGCAAATCCTGTTGCATGTGAATTAGGTTCTCCTGCTTCTCTTGTTCCAATAGAACCAGTAGATGTTCCTGCTCCATCGTGATATGCAAGAATTTTATGTACTCTATCTTTCCATGCAAATATCATATCTGCATTTTGAATTCTTACTGTAGACTCTGTACCTAATGCTGGAATAGCAATGTATCTATCACCTGGTGTACCACCAAACGATTCTTTAAATCCATTTGTTGTTAAGTAACTTAATTTAACAGCGCCGCTTCCTGCTAGTCCGCCGACACTACTAAAGTTTCCGTCCCCTGCGGCATCGTGTTCAATGTTTCCACCACCTACAGTAAAATCAGTACCGTTCCAGTCTTTAATATAAAGTTCTTCTGTACCTACGCCTTCTGATTTTGTTATTGTACCTGATGCAGAACCTTGTCTAACAACAGATCCTTCTGCTATTGTGCCAGTTGTAGCACTTGCAAGTACTAGTTTAAACTGTGCTTTATAGTTATCATACTCAACTCTTTGTCTAATATAATCATAGTTACTATCAAATGTAAGTATGTTTTGACCATCTGGTAAAGTTGCTTCACCTGCATTATCAAAAGTACTAATTGGAGTTACGTCAAAGTTAATAGAACGATAAGTGTTTTCTGGCTGTTCTTCAAACACAACTGCTGTTGAAGGTCTAATTGGAACAGTCTGTACATTGTCTAAGATAAACTTAGCTCTTGCTCTAATACTTAATGATTCACCAGCAAACAATGGCTTTGCTAGTCCGCCTGTACTTACTGATTCATCATTAGTTGAGTTAGAGAATGACAGTTTCCATACAGCACCGTTTTCACCAATTAGTGGGTTGCCACCAATTTCAGTTAAAAATACTTTACCTGATCTTGCTGTGTATGATCCGCCCCATCCTGTTCCGTTTACTGGTGTAGTTAATGCTGAATCACTATACAGTTCTACATATCGTTTATCATTAGTAGTTCCGCCTGTAGTTGTGCTAACTTTAGCATAATACGTTCCATTTAATTCTGTTATTCCTGAACCGTCAACAATAGTAATTGCATCTTCGTCTATAAAGTTATGTCCAATAGTTTCAAGTACAACAGGGTTTGTTTTTGTTACACCAATAATAGTTTTACGACCTGCTTTATCTAAGTTAGTTTCAATACTTGCAATAGTTCTACTTGTAGTAGTACCGTCAGTGTATATTGTGTCTCCAACACTAAACTGATCTCTATTTTCTGGTAGTGTTACATAGATTGTACTGTTATTAACACCATCTTTAATTGGTCTAGTTACTCTACCTAAAGGAGCCGTTGCTGTTTGTCCAGTTCCTGCTGTAATAGTTACTCTTGTGTTGTAAGGAACATTAGTTAATGCTCCGTTTAGAGTAAGTTTAACTTCGTTAACGCCCGGAACACCGTCTGCTGATTGTGCATCAGTAACAGATACAACTTCAAATCTACTTGATGATGTTGCTGTACCGCCTGCATCTTGTATCACAGCATTGTTACCTAACGAACCTGTATTATACGATGAACCGTTTAATGTTGTAGTCAATGATGCGTCAGTGTAAAGTGTTAAAGTTCCTGTTGATGGGCTAGGGCCAACATATCGAATTCCGTCTAGTCCTGGATTAGCACCACCACCAGTAGTAGGAATATTACTTTCAGATACAAGTACTCGTTGTCCTTCTACAAATCCATGAGCTTCAACATTTAATACAACAGGATTAGATGCTGATATACTAGCAATCTCTTTTTCTTCGTTATATGTTACATCAATTTCACCTTCTGGTAAAGGAGCAAAGTCTGTATCGTATGCATATACAAATGTTTGTAATGCGTTAGCGTTTGCACTAGCACTTGGATTCACATATACTTTACCTGTTTGTGAAGTATTAAATGCTAATGAACCAGTTTGTGCAACCTCATTCGGGTCACCGCCTGCAGCAACTAGTCCAAAGTTACCATAAGCGTTTGATCCATTTAACGATCTAATCTCTGAACCGTTATTCGCATAATAAGCTGCGTGACAGTAGTATGTAAACATACTAACCATTTCAGATATACCATTGTTAGTACATAATAGTCCGTAACCTAAATCATTAACTTGCGTAAAGTCATTACCAAGCATAGATCTGTTACCAGCTGTTTGAAGTACGATTGGATAATTTTCTCCACCAATCCAACCTTGTCCTTCATCATTTGCATCTGGGTTTGAATTTTTATCAAGTATAAGTTCTGCTGTACCGTTAGTAGGGTCATAGTTTCTAATAGCATTAACTTGGTAACGTACACCGTTTACATAGAATGGTGCAGGTAGTTGAGGACGTCTTGCAAATAATCCAAGTCCTACTCCGTTACTATTAACTTGTTTAGAATCTCTTCTACTTCTTACAAATATTTCAAATGGTGAATTAACACCTGCACTTGTAATGTTGTCAACAATTTCTAATGGCATGTTACTTACAAAACCATCAACAAACATACCACCTCTAAATGCTTGTTTGTTTATTGATTGTGAGAAACTTGATCCTGTTTGTATGTATGGTGATTTAGTAAGTATCTGTCCATCTGGATCAAGTACACACATAAATCCACCATGACCTTGTACAGTCATATTACGTAAGATAGTTGCGTCATTCATTAAGAAGACATCCATATCTTTATTGTGTTTAGGTGGATTGTATTCGCTGTTAAACGCAAATACTATAATATTTAATAATCCAGAAACAATAGTACTTGTTCCTGATTCAGCAAGTTGTGACGTTGTTACTGCAATATCCCATGCTGACGCCGCCTGTCTTGAACTTGGAACACTTGGAGTTCCAACTGGTGTTGCTGATGCACCAAGTAGTGCCTGTGCAATGTTACCAATTTCTAAAATAGCCGCTGAAGTTATAACTTCTTGACCTACTTCTACAGCACCTGCATAGTATCTTCCTTGTGCTTCAAGTGACTGATCAACAAGACCTTTTTCTAAGTCAAATGCCAATGCATCAACAATAAGTCCTAAGTCTCTTGCACATTTTGGACCATATGTAAATGCAACTGCCGCTGGTACCGTAGCTGGAACACTATTTGCTCCTTTGCTTACTCCGCCTACTGAAAGTTCGCCACTAGTATCAAATATACCATCTGGTCCTACAATAATTACTGAATTTCCAGTACTATCACTTTTTACTTTACCAGTTACTCCGCTTCCTGATTGTGTAACTGTATCGCCTCTGCTAAATGTTACGTTGCCTGTTAGTGTTAGTTCAACTTGAGTGTAATCACCAAAGCCACCATTGTTTAAATTATTAGTTGACGATTCATCTAAGAATAGTAAAACTTCTTGTACAATAGCATCTCTATTTTTTTCTAAGATAGAAACAGCATTAGTATAGCCTCCTGCATTAACTACACTGTTCGCCTGAGTGTTAATTGGGCGTCTTGGGTCAAGGCCATAATGATAACCAAAGTTTGTATCTCTTGAATACTGTGTTGGCGCTGTTGTTAAGTATGTTCCGCTTTGTACAGAATTATTAATTGAAATATTGTTGTTTACTACAGTATCAAATTGAACTACATCAGCATATCCGTTTCCTGTTTCGCTTGGTGGAACACCGTTATTAGTTACTGGATCATACCCGTCAAAATATTGTACAACTATAGTGGTTGAATTAGTTGCTTTTTCTTGTACAAAACCAATTGCTGTTCCTGTTGCAACAGTTTGTGTAACCTTATCACCTACATTAACAGTTACCGCTTGCGTTAATGTTATTTCTACTTCACCTTCAATTTCTACACTATGATTGTGTAGTGTCATATTATCAAAGTAGTTGTCTCTGTGGAAATATTGATTAGCCCATCTTGACTGTGATACACGATTTCTTGGTCGAATGTGTGTACGTCTAAATTCGTCACCTTTAATGGAAACGTTTGCTGGAACACGTAACGGATAGTCCTCGTAGAATATACCAGTTTCTAAAAATACTGTAATATTTTGTTGACTTACTTTATTACCAAACTCAAGTATATCGCCTGCTTCATAAGTTGGATCATCTGCTGTAGCAACACCCGGATCAGACCTAGCAATAAATTCTATTGGTTCTTCAAGTTGAAGTTCAATTTGGTCATTGCCTGCTCCACCTAGTTCGTCGCCTCTATAATAGTTTACAATTCTTGATACAGCGCCTGACTTAGATCCTGTAATAACTTTACCTGGAATTAAATCTGTGTTAGTTGCTTTTCCTTGCCATACATTACCGTTACCACCGTTATCAACTTCAATTACGTATACAGAACCTTCTTGTAATACTGGTGCACCACTTATACCGTTATTAATAATGCTTTCAATAATATCAAATAGGTCGCCTACTCTTGCAATAGCATCTGCAGGAGCCGGTGTGCCTGGTGAAACAACATTTTGTTGTACGTCAGTTTGATAAACACCTGGGTTACCTGTGCCACCTTGCCATGGCGAGTTAGTTAAAACATACTGTCTAGTAATTTCTTCAACTTTTGCAATTGATGCAAGTGTTTGTTCTTTCTGTGGACCAATAGCAATAGCACCGCTGGCATTACTATAGTATCTTAAACCTGCTTGTCTTGCAAGTTTGTTTGCGTTAGTACCACTAATAACGTCAAGTTTTAAACTTTCGTAAATTAATCCTACATCACGTTTACAAATATCTTCGTCGTATGTAAAGTTTTTCCATTTAATTAATTCTGCTTCTGCTGGAACATTAGGGTCTAAACTAACAGCTGCATTGGCTGCCGCAATCTGTGCATTAGTCCAAGCAATAACTTCTTCTTGAACAAATGCTTTGTTATTGTCCATTAATGCTTTAAAGTTTGCTGTCTGTTGTCCGTTATATGTTGCTGGAACTTTAAATCCTAAATCGTTTGTGTTTCCACTTAATACATGAGTTGGAACAGTATCGTCAATAGTAATGGTCTGCATATATGGACCAGGTTCCAACTTACTTGTTTCAATAATTTCTTCTGCTTTTTGTAATGCAGCATTCAGTGTACGATAAGCATAACTTAATGCTCTACCTTCTTTACCTGCCGGTGTATTAACTTGGTTATCGTCACCTTGTAAACTAACAAACAAGTTTACATTACTTGCATAACTTGTGTTGTCTACATAAAATTTAGTAGCGGCTTGTAAATCTTCTAAGCCTGTTGTAATGTTTGCTAAGTCACCTGGGTGCTTGTCAAGGTAAAGTGTACCATCCATTTGGTCACCTTGACGTCTAAGTGCAGCCTCTCTAGGCATTGCTTCGTTAGCAAGGAACTTACCGTCTAGTATACTTGGTTGATATTCTGCATCAACTAGTGATTGTGTTCCTGAACCAGTACCTGCTTGGAAACTGATCTTTCTATTTGCTGTAGCATTTTTTGCAGCCTCAGCATTTTCATAAAATTCTAGTGATGTTGCACTTGCAACTCTAACATAAACTGGATTTAGATTTGTAAGTGGTTGAGCAACGGCACTTGATGCCGGTGTTGCTGTTGCACTTGTGCCTGTAGTTTCGTATCTAAATGGTAAACCATTAGCACCACTATCAAGTCCGTGACCTGCTGGAACTGTAATTAATGTTCCGTCTACAGTTCTACCAGTAATATTGGCAACGCCTGCTGTGAAACTATCAATTGTAAATGAGTAATCTTCTGTAAAGATTTGATCTTCAGTACGAACTCTAATTTGTGCGCCAGTACCACCACCAGTTGACTTTAGATAATTGGTATCTGCAAATCCTTTTGATATTGCAACACTGTCAGTTGTATATCCTGCACCATCATGTGCAGCATTAAGAACGGATAACTTACTTTCAATGTCATTAAGACTGGTTGGCATACCAGCAATAATATTTCCTGAAGCATTAATACCACCACCAGTTGAATTAATTTTTGGTTTTTCGTCTTCTTCTAATTGTCCACCAGCCGCTGTTACAACAATGTAACCGCCTTGTGTCAAACTAAATTGTACAGTATCATCAACAGATGCATCAAGGAAACTGTTACTAACTAATTTTCTAAATTCTAACTTACTACCTTCAGCAGCAACGTCTACTACTGGTAAAGTAGGTCTTGAAAATGTACTAGGATTCTCTTGGAGTTGTGTTAGTGTTGGAGTATCACTAAATTCAGTAAATGATATCGAACCACCTTGTCCAAATACAGCATATAGTTGGGTAAAATTATCATTTACCTTTCTAAACGCTTCTCTAATACTATCGCCGGTTCCGTCGTTACCTTCAACGCCGATATTAATGTCTTGTTTACCTTGTGCCATTTTATGTGAGCTCCGTTATTTTCTCGTTATTTTTTTCGACAGCATCCATGTCGAAGTTTACACTAATTCCACACCCACATGCACTCTGTGCGTTAGGGTTATTAATTACAAATTGTGTTTGAAATACATCTGTTTCATAATCTATTGTACAATCAAACAAATACATGTGAGCCATAGAATCTATAACTAAATTGCCTTCACCTGTATTAATAATTTCATCGTTTGGACTAACATCTTCTTTTACTATCATACCCCAGTCATATTCAAAACCAGCACATCCGCCACCTTTAAGGCTTAAATGTACTCCAAAATGCTCTGCATTAGTAGCACAAAGCTCGTTAATTTTGTTTTTTGCATTTTTTGTGAGTGTAATAGGTAAAATCATTGCGTCTCCTTACTGTTATTTATCGATAGTTTTTATAATCTTAATGTAAATATAGTTATGTTTATAAAAGAATACAAACAAAAGAAGCGGCATGTAAGGCATTCTAAATGCGGGAAAAAACATTCTTACGTTAGAGAGTCTACTCATGTAGTATTACGTTGTGATAACTGTAATACAGAGTTTGAACGACCAAGAGGAAGTATGGACCCTAAGCGGTTAACAAACAACTACTTTCATGTATGTAAGAACTGTGACAGTAAGGTTTTTGCACAGAAAAAGGGAGTCGAACGCAAACATGTTTGGGACATGAGCGTTTCAAGTAATTTAGATATTAGTAAATTATGATCTGTAACGAGCTGTTACATAACAGCAATCAGGCCCATCATCGTGATCTAAGCCCTCTTTAGCATTTTTAAACACAGTTGCACACCACTTTTCTCTAGCATAAGGACTAACGATGTCATCTATTTCAATAGTTTCGTTAGTCTCTTTGTTAGTAATAGCAACGTTCCATAACTTTTTTGAAACGCCATTAGTTGCACGTTCGTTGTCGGATTCGTTCATTTCAATGATATATGCACCAACGTCTGTAGTTGCCATTATTAGTCTTCTCTTTTCCAGATAGTCCAAGCACCGTATGCAATAGCGCCATAAGCCGCTAACTTAGCAAAAGGTCCTGCAATTAATACAATAACGCCAACGCCTATAAGCATTGCTCCATCCCAAGATGTACGCTCTTCTAAACGTGATTTAATCCATTCTCTAATCATGATGTTTTTGCTCCTCGAAAAGTTGATACGTTAGACATATCTCTCTTTTCATCTTTTAATTTTTCAGGTTTAATAACTGGCACCTTGGTCATTACTCCAACTCCATTTTGTGCATCTGCACGTAAACCTGTAATTCTATCAAGTTTTAAACTTTTTGTTCCAACCATTCTATTAGCCATTTTTAGTATCTCCTGTACTAGTATTTATAAATAAATGTACCAAAAATATATATTATGGAGATTATTATGTTTAAATGGCTTAAAAGTTTTTTTAGTGATGCCGGGACAGTACCTGTTGTAATAGACAATGTAATGTCAACGCCACCTAAAAAGACAGCAGCTAAAAAGCCGGCGCCGGCAAAAAAAGCGCCTGCTAAAAAGGCTACAGTAAAGAAAGCGGATCTTGTTAAACTAACTAAAGCTCAACTTGAAGAAAAAGGTAGAGAATTTGGTGTAGAAATTGACAAGAGGAAAAAGAAAGACGATTTAGTTAAAGAAGTGTTTAACGCTTCTAAGAAGTAGATCTAGCAATAGCGGCTGTATGCTGCTCAATAGTTTTTTCACAGCGAGACAGTTTACGTTCTAGGACGGTTAAAGCTGCTCGCTGTTTTCTTATTTGTTCTTCCAAACTAGATACATAACGCTGACTTGGAATTTGTAACTCTGAGCCATCTTCACCTAACATAGTGAAATGGTCGACACCTTGACCTTTAAGTCCACCCGCTACGCGGTTAGGATTTTTTGTCGACTCTTTTTCAGAGTGTTTCGAGCTGGCGCCCTTGTTCCCGTACATTTTGTTCAAATAGCTCATAGTCTTTCCTTGCGTCATAATATTTATACAAATCAATACTAGCAAGATTTTTCATCTTGCTCTCACACATAATGTCTGCATAATCTAAAAATTCTAATGCCCAGTCATTTGCTTCGTTGTTAGGATACCAATCACTGTGGGCTCTTAGTTTTTGTTTCTTGTGTCCTGCTTCTAGTAAGTTCTCCATGTTAGGTAAACTTTCATGTGTGAAGCCTTCGGGTAACCATTCATCTCTACTGTAACTGTAATGTATTACAGGACGTACACCACGCCATGAATCTATCATGCGAGCAAATCTAGCGTCGGTTGGACGAATGTATTCTCCTGTACGGACCCAGTGATGGTGTATGTCGAGTACAAGTGCAAGGTCGTCTGCAAGTTCGAGGCTTGCGTCGACACCCCACGACATTTCGTCGTTCTCGATCGTAATGCAGTTTCTCGCTTCTTGAGATAATCTTGGGAGGACTGCTTTGATACCGGCTGGACCTTGGCGGCCGCTGATGTGTACATTGCACTTAAAATCTTGGAATTGTTTGCCGTATCCCATCCAGCGTATGACATCGGTGTGATATTCAAATTCTTCTACGCTCCTATCTACTATTTCCGGATTATCCGAAGCAAGGACTGTAAATTGGCCTGGGTGCATGGAGAGTCTAACATCGAGTTCCCTTGCTTTTTGTCCGACTTTTGCAAATTCTTTCTCACAGTATGCAACCACATCAGGCTTACGCCAATAATAAGACCACTCATGCTGGGTATAAACAGGAAGTACATCACTACCCAGTCTGACCATTCTAAGCTCTCGAGGAAGGCTTCCCACATAATCAATCAACTTTCCGTATGACGCAATATTATGGACCATAATATCCCACAAGCGTTCTTCAGCAACATCACGTGTTTGTCTATTCAACCACTGTACTGTTGTGCTACGAGTATTTAGCGGTCGTTGAATTTCTTCTAGTAATTTTTTCTTTTGTGTTTGGTCGTTATGCATGAATTTACATGCAAAGCCTATACGTTTAGTGTCCATGTCCAAAGTGTACTCCGGTAAAATAACCTATTAGTAATGATAATGGGATAATAATTAGTAAGTCCATTATCCAGTGAAGTGCGATAGCAAGAGATATAATTTCTTTCCAGTGTACTTTGCATACATCAGCCCAGTTTTTTATGCGTCTTAGTATCATAGATGTTTCAATATATTCCATGTTTCGTTATAATTGTTAATATTATAACATATTCCTAAGTCCTTGTCAATGATTTCTCTTTTAAGTGGATAGTCATTTCCATCTTTATCCATTCTATCACCAAAGAAATATATTTCATCTTTAGGATCAAAATCAACTAGTATCTGGCTCTTATCCCAACCTATTGGCGATATATCTATACCTGTTTCGCCACCTGGTTTGGCTTCCATTGCTGGAAATTGTAAATTGAATTCTCTAGCAATTCTATTACGTTCGTTTGTCTTTGTATCAAAGTCTACATATAACTTACGTTCACCTAGTGTAGCATTACGTCCTACAGTACTGAAGTTAACCATGCCTGCTCGTTCTTCAATATGATTACCTGTACGTAAACAAAACTCTGATAATTGTATTTCTTTACGCAACCAATTTCTTGCTACTTCTGGCAAACTCCATTCTTTTGATCTTACGTTAAACTCGCCTTCCCAAACATCACAGCCTGAACAGTTATATACACGTTCACATAAACTGTATATTTCTTCTCCAATTTGCTCTATTGTTTTTTCTTTATCGCTACCTGTAACAAGGTATACAAGATTATTTGCACAAAAGTCTGAAAAGAACACTGCAAAGTCGTCGTTTATTTTTCTACGACTAGGCGTTAGTGTTCCGTCAACGTCAAAAATATAATGTTTCTTTATTTCCAATTTTCTACCACCCACGGATCTTTACACATTTCTGGATTTGGATCACCATGAAAAACTACAACGCAACATTCAACTCTTGGAACCACATCTTCAATAAGTCTAAATGTTCGACTGCCTCTTTTGCCTCCAGGTGCCCAATCTCTACTTTTTCTTACTTCCCATTTCCAACTTTGAGTCCAACTATCTGGATACAGCATTGCTTGTTGTTTTCGTGTAGAAGCATATAACCAATCTTGATCACCAAAATGCTGTTTCATAACTGATTTAGGATTCTTTTCAAACTCGTCCCATACATGTGCTAACTGTCCTGTTTTAAATCTAACAATAGAACTGTTATACTTAGGCCACTTTGGTCGCATTGCTCTAGTATAGTCTCTAACAGTACACCAGTGATCAGGTTGATATGTGAACAATTTATCTATATTGGAAGATATTACAACATCTAAATCTAAGTAAAGTATTGTGCCGTTAATAGGTAAGTCTTTTGAAAACATATAAGGCTTGTTCCACCAGCCTTCAAGACCTTTTGGCAAAGGAATAGTTTGTATGCCAGGAAGGAGGTAAGCAGGGTCTTCAGTAATACAAACAAATTCATGTTCAAGTGTACAATGACGCTGTGTCATATTGTATAACTTGTTTACATAATCTGCAGAGTACTTCTGACCGTGCTTTAGACAAAGGATATAGCGTCTGTCGCTGGTGTTACGTTCTTGAGTAACAACTTTAGTAGCAAGGCCCTTTTCAATTGCTTTACGGGCTTTACGTTGCTCCTTTGTTTCTCCTGGTATATATGTCTTAGCCATCTACGTGTGACATCTTTTGCACTGAGTATGGTGTATAGATTGCACTGTTAGCACCATGCTCTGCACATTCAGCTGATTCACACCAACAACGTCCATCGCTAATTTCTCTAATAAGTTCATCAGCAAACTTCCATGCGTGATATGCAAACTTCTCACAACCAACACCATCAAAAGTTCTAATCTCTGCTAGACCTTTTTCTTCTAATGCTTTAAAAGTTTCTAGTTCTGGGTCTGCAATATCAATTGCTGTCTTATGATCAAAACTATCTTCGAGCCAAGCCTTTAACGGCTTCAATCCACCGAAGTCAACAGCCCAGTTTTTCTCATCTAAGTCTGAACATCCAAATACAAATTTGAACTGTAAACTATATCCATGAAGTAAATGACAATGTGAATGCATTGCCTTAGGTTGACGGAACACCGCTGATAGTCCGATGTTGTGTCCGTATGTTTTAGTGCTATAATAAGCCATGTTATTCTCCTATATAAATAACGGCGGAGTATTTAAAGAGGGTCGACGTATTAAAGTCCTCTGTATAATAGTTATTATATTACAAATTATTTAAGTTGTCAAGTGAAATATTAGAAAAATTCCAATAATCTGGTAATTCCCAATAACGTTCTTGATAGATATTAAACTTAACTTTTGGAAAACATTTAAAAACCATACCAATTTGGTGTATCCAATATCTTGGATCAATGTTTCTGCTTTCTACTTTAGCATAGTTAGGTGTACCTTTGTATATATTATTAACATTTTGTGTTTTACTATACAAATCAAAACCTATTAGGCTAACAATGTCGCCTTTTGACTTCATTGCGGCTAGTAGTAATGCATAAGGTCCGCTCCCCCACTGAAACGGTTGGTCGGGTCTTGTCATTCCGTTGTAGGGTAACTTAGGAACTGTTCGAACTCTTTCAATACCTTCGTATCTTTGAATCCAATCTTCTCTGGTATAAATTATTGTATGTTGATTTGCATTAGATTTAACGGCTTCGTCAACCATTCTTCGATCAACACAAACTAAATGGTCCATTTGGTAATCACGCATAATAGCATTACATCCAAACTTTAGTCCAGATAAGGAATCTATATTAATTTTTGATCGACTTTCGCCGTTTCCGAATACATACATAAAAATATTTAGTGAAAATTATTTTTTGTTAGATTTTTTTGTTCGAGAACTAATTTCTTTTTTGACATCAACTATGTCATCTTTAACTTCCTCAAACTTTTCAGTTGCTCGAGTCATTAAGTTTGCAACCTGTACCATTACATTAATTGCCCACCACCACCATATACAGGCGACAGCAAAGAAAAATGCACCCCCAACTACTAATAGTTGTTCTGACAGTGTATTAAAACCAAATACATGTAATAGAAAGAAGACAGCGAGAACAATCAGTGGTACAGATTTACCAAATATTTTCCATGCGTTTGCTTGTCGTGATGTTATAGTTCTGAGTTTCTCATAGAGACTTGAGTCTTTTTGCATATTTTATTCCAGTTCCGAGTTTAAGAAGCAATCTGTCCGAAAGGCTTCCAGCTTCCTGGAGTACCTTCACGAACACAAATCCAACCAACATAACCAGTTGGCTTAGGATTGTCAGACCATACTATATCACCTTTTCTGTATGATCCTGTAGTTGGAATATCGTTTCCAACTTCGAACTTTTTGCCTTCAAATCGAACTGGGCCTGCTGTAGTTACATCGCAATCAGGTGTTATATTAACTCCTAATTTTCCTTGTACAACAGTCTTAGACTCAATATTTGATCCTATAGTAATTTTACCAGATTCGGAAATAGATAATCTGGTTGTATTGTCCGTAACAATATTTAAATCAGTTGTAGTATACGACCCTATAGTAACACTGTTAGTATCTGGTTGTATAATAAATTCTGAGTCACCGTCTACGATACTTACAAGTGCATTACCTGTATCTGTACCAATACCTAAACGCATTGTATTCGTGTCCCAGAATATAAACTGATCAACATCTAATGAACCTGTTGTTTTCAGGTCTCTTAGTGTTCCGACTTTTCTTAAACTACTACTAAGGACGTTAGTACCTAACGTGTCTTGCGAAAGAACACTAGTTCCTCCGATAGCAAAAGACGAGTCTTTGTGTAAATCAATAGTTTCAGTTGAGAAAAACTTACTACCTTGATACACAAATTGTCTAGTGTGTCCATCACCTATAAACAACAAACCTTTTCCGTTAATTGATCCGTTGTCGTCGGGTGTAAAAGTTAAAGGACTGTTTCTTTCTTGTCTTACGTCTGAAATTAATTCATTAACGTGAAGTTTAGTAACAGTCATTTCACCATCAACAAAAATATTGCCATGTACTTGAGCGCCTTGACGCATATGAAGCCTACCTGTGACAGTAGTTTCACCAACAATGTTTTCAACATCAATATTATCGGTAGTTATACCGTCATCATCGACTTGAACTATTAGTTGCGTAGCATCATCTTTTATGCCAATACTTTGAAATTTTGCAATTTTACCTGCATAGATTTTATCGCCACTTATGCTCCTATCTGGTAGTGAGTCTACAGTGACTGGTTTATTAGAAAGGACTCTTAACACATCGTTAAGTTGTGCAAACCCCTGTTCTATTGTGTTTAAATTGTTCTTATCGATATCGCTCATGTAAGTATTTATCAAGATACCTTCAACAGTATGGTTTCCGCATTTATACGCCCGTTGAGCTTTGTATCAGTGGTTTTTATGTCATCCATAAACTTACGCAACGCAACCTTTCCTGAGTTTTTAAACTCTTTAAGTTGTTCTTCTGGCTTACGCAAAGTCTTCTGTATACTTTCATCCTCGTGGAATCCTGTAATAGTAGTGCCCTTAACTTGTAGTCCACTACCAGGACGTTGCATCTTTTGCGGATCTGGATCTTTAGCAACATATTTGCCAAGTTTACGTGTCTTACAATTAAACACCCAAAGTTCACTAGCATATATTATGTCTGCAGGATTAACACTTACGATACTGTACTTGTCATCTGACTTTTTAAACTTTAGTTTCTGTACTAGTTTTTCTGCACTATATACTTTTGCTTTACGTGGTCTACGTGTTGCTTTAGCACTCTCGATAACCATGTCACATGCTGACATAACCTTTTCTAAAGCCTTCAGCCAAGTAGCCATTTCTTTTTTACTTCTATGATCGTAACCTTCTTTTAACTGTTCCCAGTCATCTGCTTCTTTCCAGTCCTTTTCGGCTAACTTTTTAAGTTGTCCTGAAGTAGGAATATTGTGCCAGTCAACTACTTCACGTAATTCTGAACTATAAATTTCTTTAATTTTTCTAGCATGAGCCTGTGTTACTTTTTCTCTGATAAAATGTTTATTAATATCTAAACCGTCAATTTTAAATGTTTTCGAATCTTCTACATGTCCATCTAACCACTCATCAATTGCTTCACATGCGGCATGGGCTTGTAAAAGAATACGATCTTGAATAGTTAGTACAGGTTTTGCTAACTTATCTTCTTTTTTCTTTTCTTCAACTTTATTCTTAAGTGCTGTTTTGCCTTCAACGATTGCTTCGTCAACTCGTAGTTTTAAAAATTCAGTTGAACATCGAAGGTCACCTCTAGTACCTGGAAGACTTTCCCAATGTGCTGCTTCTTTATCTGTCTTTTTTGGCGCACCCATCATATCCATACGTGCAACAATACTTGCTGTAATACTAAGAGCTCTGCCAGGAGCGGCTTTTACGGCTTTGATTTTCTCTTTATCATAACCGTTGTCTTCCATCCACTTAGGAACATACGAGTATAAGTCTGCAGGCTTAAAGTGTTCGTAATACCAATCATGTGTATGACGTCTAAAGCGATGTATCTCCTCGCCATTCCACTCTTCCCAGCCCTCCCATGAAGGTTCCTTAAGTTTTGCTCCACGTTGAAGCCGGGGAGCAGCTCTAGGCTTTTTTCTTTTAGTCTTTGGCAGTGCCATTTTTCAATCTCCAAATCAAGTTTATAAAAAGTATATATACAAAAATAAAAAAAGTCAAGTCTTTTCTAATTCTTTTTCTTCAATGAAAGGTAAGTTACGTACTTGTCGTTTATATATCCTGTTAATGTTACTTTATATCCGTACGAATAATCATCGGGGCTAATCTGGTATGAAATGTCTGAACCGTGCTTCATACAAAGTTTTCCTTCTGGTGTTTGTTGCCACTTGTAGATTGGTGCAGAAACGTAGAGTTCAGGATCCTCTACGTCTGCCATGTTGAACGTATACAGAACGTATCTGTCCATCTTACTCTTTTAGATGCTTTTTATAAGGCGCTTTGAGCGTTTGAACAATTTCGTTTTGTTCTTTTTTAAAATCAGCATAGCGATGCCGAATAATATCTTGCGTAAGATCAATGAAGATTAATACTGGTGCAAGAAAAAATAAATCTTCATGAACAAATATAGCACTTAGAATTGCAATCGCAAAATATGCTATCATTCGTTTTGAATGGGGTTGCATATCTGTAAAGTTCCATTTTACAAAATATAAGATATGTTTCATTTTATGCCTCTTTATTAGGGTTCCAAATAGTTAAATTTTTAGTCTTAAGTCTATTTACAACAATGTTGTATCGTGACTGTTCTGCTTTCCATTCTTTTAACCACTTATGACCATCACGTTCTGCATCAACAAAGATTGCATTAGTCATTGCCAGTGGTACTAAGATTGCAAAGTGAACAATAATACTTGCTACAGTATTATAACCAAACCACCCTAGGTAGTTTGCAGCTAAGAATCCAAACCATACACTCCATATAGTAAACAATACCAACATAAAGTAAGTTTGTAAACTTGGGTCTGGGATATATTTTAGTGGATTATATTTAACATCCATTACTCGTCTCCAGCCACTTACGAGACTCATTGTAGTTCGTCTAAATAGACTTGGCTTTTTTAAACTCGGTTGTATCATTTCCTTTCTCCTAATCAACGTGGTTTCTTATAAACTCTTTTATTACATGAATACCGTATGACATCCATGTAACAACTAGTAAACTAACAAATAATAATTCAAAATTATTCATTATAACTTTTCTCCTGGCTCAAAGCCACGGAATGTTTTAAATCTTGGAAAACGTAAACTATAAGTTCCGTCTTGGTTTTGTGTTACAGCATCAGCTCTTACTTCTACAAGTTGACCTGTGATATCAGTGCGACTATTCCAAAAGTCGTCACGATTAGCATCACTAAAGCCACTGCCGACATTAACATTAATTTTCTTTCCGTCATCAATGCCTTCACAAACAAATGCACCAAGTCGTCCTTCATTTCGTCCTGTTCCTTCTTCGACATCCTTTACCTCTAATGTTACCTCAATGAACGGCTTTGCTTTAAGCCATGCATGAGTTCGTTTACATTCATAAGGAGCATCAACGTCCTTAATCATAACTCCTTCGTAACCACCGTCTACAGCCGCTTTATTTAACGCTACAAAGCGTTCTTGGCCTTCAGG